TCCTTACGATGCGTTCTGGAAGGAGTGGATCAAGACGGCCAGGGCCAAGGCTGGGGGGATGACGTCTCCCAAGCCGGTGGAGAAACAGGATGTCGAGATCGATCGAAAAACTGAGATAGTGAAGTACGACGAGTTCGAGGGTCTCCTGTACGGGGTCGTGATGGAGCCGGATACGAAGGATGCGCAGGGGGACGTGACGTCCGAGGAGGAGATACTGAAGGCTGCTCACGGGTGGATGGTGCGCAGCCAGATTTACGACCTGGAGCACGAAGATATGGTCGGGAAGGACGAAGCGAGGGTAGTAGAGAGCTATGTCACACCACAAGACGTGGTTTATGAGCATGAAGGCGGGAAGACCACGGTAGCAAAAGGGAGTTGGGTAGCTGTGACGAAGTTGCTAGATGAAGGGCTGAAGGATCTGGCGAAGGCAGGAGAGATCGGATTCTACTCAATTCGTGGGTACGGGCATCGGAAGGAGTTGGACAATGACGACGGAACTGAGTGACATAGAAATTTTAACGTTGGGGTTAAGAGAAGAACTCCTTAATCATCGCTAAAGCCGTTTCTCTATTTTGAAGTTGGGTTCCGCTGATATGAAGAATCTTATAACCAAGTGAATGAAGGATGGAATCACGTTCTTTACCATAAGCAATCTGGTCGGGTCGGGAATGCCAGAAATCACCGTCTGCTTCAATAATCTTATCGGGTTCAATGAAAAAGTCTACACGGTATCGCCCGACGGGTTTTTGGAGTTGAAAGTCGATATCTAAAGATTCGAGTAATTCCATGGCAGTGCGCTCTGGCTTCGTGGCTTTCCTAGAGCAATGTAGGCAACGCCAACGACCATGGCATGAGGCTGAACAGAATCGGCTAATGTCGTGCCGAAGTTCGCACTGCCTGCGGGTATACTCTTTGCCACATTGCTGACAGATAAGCGTAACGCGGGGTGTCCATCTTGGGTGGTTTTCACCGCTGAAGGTTGCTGAGCGCCACTTGAGCATACATGGTTGTGAGCAGAAGCGGGCGGAGTTGGCTTTAGATAGTTTCACGAAGAAATGTTTGCCGCAAGTTTCACAGACTTTTTCTGCTTTGCTGAGGTCGCCCGGATTGCCTCTTGACCGAAGATAACAGAGGTTTGAGCAGAATTTACGATGTCGGGTAATGTAGCTTTCAAATGGGTTGCCACAATAAGCGCAGAGTTTGGTAGTTTTGCCTATCTTGCTTGCGTGATAACATGCTTGTGAGCAAAACTTGACAGCAGCGCGTTTTGTGTAGCAAACATTGGTTTCAAAGGTCTGTCCGCAATGTTGGCATACCCGCTCAGTTTTATTGCGGAAACATTCCCGTGAACAGTATCGGCGAGTCAAGGCTTGGGAGGGATAGATATTGAATTGCTTACCGCATCGTTCACAAATCTTAGTAATCATAAACTGCATTATATCACAAAACCAATGGTAAGTCAAATCCAAGTTGGGAAGGAGGGAGAATGACAACTGAGTTATCAGATATACAGGTTTTAAGTTTAGGACTCGTGAAGCATGGCGCAAATCGCAAGCCATTCTTCATCGTGAAGTCGTTGGAGCGGGGAGAGGGTCAGGGGGTAGATGGCCCTCCGCAAGGTGACGGTGGCGCGGACGTCTGTGTGTGCCCAGATTGTGGTCATGAAGCGGCACATGAGAAGGGCGTGCCTTGTGCTGAGATTAGTTGTCCCGAGTGCGGGACAGAAATGCGAGGAGGTAACGCAATGGCTAAGGAAGAGACCATAGTTCAGGAAGAGGAAGTGCTAGAAGAGGTTCAGAAAGAGGACGCTGAGGAGCAGGAGAGTCTGTTGGACAAGATCAAGAAGTTGGTTACGAAGGCGTCGGTCGAAGAGGTTAAGGAAGAGTCGGAGGAAGTCGTTGAGCCGGACTTGACCGGGCAGATCGAGGCGCTCCAGAAGGCGCAGGAGGATTTGAAGCAGGAGCTGGTGAAGGCCAGGCAGATCGCTGAGGAAGAGCGAGAGACCAGGATTCAGAACGAGTACCTAGAGAAGGCCGTCACGTTCGCGGCAGTCGGCGCCCCCAAGGAGCAGATCGCCAAGGTGCTCAGGGCGTGTGACGAGATGGGCGAGGAAGTGGCGAAGACCATCGAGGACATCCTGAAGACTGCTGATGCGGCCATGCGACAGAGCGGCGTGTATGAGGAAGTTGGGACGGCAGAGGTAGAGGAGTCTGGCTTCATGGCTGGGGTCGAGAAGATGGCCAAGAAGCTGGCAGAGGGGGATCCGAAGCTTTCAAAGGCGGAGGCTTTCGCGGCTGCATACAAGTCAATGTCGGCGCAGGATTCAGAGGGTGCGCAGGAGTACGTAGAAGAGCGGCGAGAAGCAACGAGCCGCAAGTGAGGAGGTATAGGACATGGCGACTGGAGGGGGCTGGGTTTGGGACGAACCGTTTACGGCCAACGAGGACATGAACGCTTATCAGTATCACGCAGTAACCACGGGGTCTGTAGCTAGGGAGATCAAGTTGGCAGCTACGGGTAGCGCTCCGATTCCGATCGGGGTGTTACAGAACGACCCGAATGAGCTAGAAGAGGCAACTGTTCGGATCAAGGGAAGGACGAAGTGTTGGGTGGACGCAGACACGGCGATCACTTACGGCGATTTCCTGTTTAGCGGCTCTATTGGGCACTTGCGGTACGCGGCGGGATCGGTTGTTTCGGCCATCGCGCTGGAAGCGTTAGCAAGTGGCAGCGCTATTATAGAAGTGCTGTGGCTCGGTAACATGTTTGCCGAAGCGCCTGACAACACTCCATAAGTAGAAAAGGGAGGTAAAACATGGCTGTTGGAGGGGGTTGGGTTTGGGATGAGACGTTCACGGCTTACGCAGATTTGGACGCTTATCAGTACCACGTGGTGATGACGGGATCGGTGGCTAGGGAGATCAAGCCCGCGACGGGCGGCAGCAGCCCAATTCCGTTGGGGGTGTTGCAGAATGATCCTGAGGCACTGACGGAGGCGACCGTCCGCATCATGGGCAGAACCAAGTGCTGGGCGAGCACAGCGACAGGGGGATCAATGATTGCCTACGGTGACTTCTTGGCTTGCGCTTCTGCTGGTCACTTGGAGAGACCGGGAGGGTCAACGGCTCAGGCTATCGCGCTGGAGGCGTTGGCGGCTGCGGGCAGTGCTATCATTGAGGTATTGTGGTTTGGCAACATGTTTGTTGAGGATTATGACAACACGTAAACGGAATAAATAAGAGGAGGTAAAAACATGGCGAGACCTACGAGGAGAGATGTACATATCGACACGGCGTTAAGCAATATCTCAATCGCATACAGGAACGAGACATACATCTGGGATCAGGTGTTCCCAATCGTTCCGGTTGAGAAGCGGAGTGATGAGTACTTCGTGTATCCGAAGGCATACTGGTTTGCGGATGAAGCGCAGCAGCGATCGCCGGGTACGAGGGCAGCGAGGGGCGGGTATACGGTCAGTTCCTGCACCTACACTACGCAGGAATACGCTATTGGGAAGGCAGTTCCGGACGAAGTGAGGGACAATGCGGACGATCCGATCAAGCCTGAGATCGAGTCCGTCGAATACGTCACAGATAAAATCTTGCTGCGACTAGAGAGGGATGTGGCGGGCAACGTCTTCGGGGACCACTGGAGCGGATCAGCGACTCCAAGTCCAACTTGGGATGACGACACGAGCGACCCGTTGAGGGACGTTCAGGATGCAATCACGGCGTTCATCGCGACCATTGGGCGTAAGCCGAACGTGGGGGTCATGGGATACCAGGTTCTGAGCGACCTGAGGCTGCACCCTGACATCCTGGATCGCATCAAGTACACCGAGCGGGGCATTGTGACTGAGGCCCTGCTAGCATCACTGTTTGGGCTGGACAAGTTGCTGGTTGGCACGGCGATTTACAACTCGGCAGCGGAGGAAGTGACCGCGGTATTGGCCTACATCTGGGGTAAGGACTTTTGGCTTGGCTACGTCCCGCCCTCGCCCGGGTTGATGATTCCGGCGGCAGGCTATGTGTTCGAGTGGCAGGCACGACAGGTCGAGAGATTCCGCGAGGATCAGGAGAAGCAGGACATCTTCACGGCCAGCATGAACTGGGATGTGGAGCTGACGGCAGCGGACGCCGGTTATAAATTGAAGAGCGTGGTGGCCTAGTTAACATAATGTACCTTAGTAATCTAATACGCCTGTCGAGGAGACAGATGGTGTGTGAGCAGCACACAATGAACTTATCGCTCATCTTTTGGATGAATGGCACGTGGGCAGCGTGCAACACGCGCCCTGTCTGGGCGCATTTCTATAAGGAGGAATAATCAATGGCAGGTTTTAAGGTTAGGAGAAAACTGAAAGCTACGGGTGGGGCCAGGGTTGGCTCTGCTACCAGCTACACTGACATGAATGCAGATGGGGATATAACGCAGACGGGAGCGACTACTGAGTTGTCCGAGGCTGTAATCGGTGGAGCTGCTAACTACAGCACGGTGGACTCTGCGGGGCGGCTAACGATGGCTGGGACTGCCAGGGTTCGGAGAAGCATCTGGATCCCTGCGGAGAGGTTCATCGGCACCACTGGGTGTTTGGCATCTAACGCAGGATCGATGACGTCTGGCTCGTACCTGATCAACATCACAGGGAGTTCTTTCACGACCGTTCACACGAGCGCGATGATGTCGATAACGCTTCTCAAGCCTTCAACGAACATCACCGGGTCGCCAAACGTGGCGTTCGCTACATTTGGGGTTCCGACCGACAACGCAGACGGTGATCTGAATGTCTACTTCGTGTGGACGGACTTG